GCACCGAAGACTTCCAGTCTGGTTGGTGCTTTGTCAAAGTCGGTCACATCAAAGAGTTTGATATAGGAGATTCGGCCGCGTTCAACGGCAAGCTCCTCGATGGTGCCGGAGTATTTGTAAAGTTTCATTGTCATATCCTCCAAATGCCCGTATAGCCAGATAGCGCAGCTTTTCGGTTTTTAGGCGGCGGTATTTTCACTCTCGGCCTCTGTCAAAAATGCAGAGGTGAGATGCAACCGGGCGGTCTTGAATTCCGGGCCTCTCATGCCCAGACGCTTGGTCAGCACCCGGAGCATGAGGTCGTGTTTCTGCTGCTGGGTGTACCCGGCAACGGATTTGAAGTGGAGATTGTCGTGGTCACAGTTGATAGCCCATGCGCTCATTGCCAAGCAGAACTGGACGTAGGCTTTGATGCGGCCGGCGTGAGTGGTTCCGTTGAACAGCCGGAACTCCACGGTGCCCTTTGTGAAGAATGCATGGAGGTTGATTCCGTGATACCGGGTGCTGTTGTAGTGGGAGGAATCCACGCCGCCATCGTATCCGTCATTCGCCACGCTGTACCAGATGCGCTCTGCATCGTTCCGGCTTGCTCGGCCATTCTTCTTCATTTCACGGAACAGGGTGGGGTTGATTTTGTGGCACCAGTGGTCTGCACGACTGCCAATCTGCAAGGCTTCATAGAACAGATCCTGCCGCCCGGTGGCGAAGTTCAGCAGCCGGCAGAGGCTTTCGGGCGTGTGGTTCGCACCGTCAACGTGGACGTGGATACCACAGGAGCTGTTCGCCATGGCACCCTTCTTGACCAGTGCCCGGATGACCTCTTGCAGGTCGGTGATGTCCTCATACTGGAGAATCGGGGTTACGACCTCGCAGCGGTAGGTATCGTCTGCCTCTACGATTGCGCCACCTCTGCGCCGCCGGGGAGTGATGGAACCGTCTCTCATGCACTTCCATACGCGACCTTTGCTATCCTTGGCCTCGTACGTCTGGTAGGTGCCACCTGCAAAGTGGATACCGCCGACACCGAAGTAGTTGGCGATGACGGAGGCGGCTGTTCCGCGGGAAACGCCCGTCATTTCAATCTCAACGCCGAAGTTCTGGCTCTGAATCGTGACCATCTTTGCGCCCTCCCCTTAGTGCAGCTGTGCAGCGTGCTTGTGGTAGGTGACGGTGTAGCGGCCACCGTGCTTGACGACCTTGATGTCGTCCGTCTTCACGCGCCGGACACCGAACTTCTCGTGGATGTACTTTTTGACCATCGGAGCGGCCTTTGTGGTCACATCCACCGCACTGTCATTGCTGCGGCGGCTCTTGTAGCGGTCAAACCGCTTCTCCTCGGCGGCGTTTGCTTCCTCCTCTGTGCCGTAGAATCCATCCTGTGCGCGGTTGTTCAGACGGTAGAACTTCTTGTTGCTGATGACCTCCAGACGCTCATTCCAGACGGTGCTCCAGCGGTCTTCCTGATTGGGCTTGATGTCGTCCTTGACCCGGCCGACAATCAGCTCCACGCCCTCAGTGCCGAGGTAGTTGTTGAACGTGGTGAGCAGCACCCGGATGATCTCGGTGCCGTTGGTGAGGTCGATGTGAGCGACCTCGCCCTGGCTTCCGCCCATCGTTCCGGCGTTGATGTAGTAGCCCTGCGCCATGTAGCGGCTGGCTGCTGCGGTGAACTCGCGGTTAATGTCAATGAACTTCATGCTGAAAACCTCCGATTTACTCTTGACAAATCTTCAATAAAAAAATAAAATGGAGGTGCAAGGGGCTTGTGGATAACGGGCTTTTAGCGGTTAGCGGTTCAGGGTGCGATCCTGAGCCGCTTTTTTGTATGCTTCAAAGCGGGCTACCTGCTCGGCTCTGGTGAGCTTTGCAAATTCCTTGCTTGTCATGGAGCATCACCCCCTTTGGGTTGCTCCCTTGCACCTCGTAACCTCCTCTCTATGTCTATATTATACAACGAATTTCGTTGTATGTCAATAGCAAAACAACATTTTTCGTAAATGTTTTTACGAAAAGCGTTGCATTTTTCGGGTGAGTGTGATATAGTGAAGAAAAGGGAGGTGCTTACATGATTCGCATCAAGTTGAAAGCCGTGCTTGCCGAAAAAGGCATCAAGCAAAAGGATTTGGTCGCCATGACCGGGATTCGCCAGCCCACTCTGTCGGGTATGAACAACAACTCCGTCAAGCATATTCCGTTGGACATTCTGGACAAGCTGTGCACCGTTCTGGACTGCCAGCCTGCCGATCTGCTGGAATTCGTGCCGGACGATAACGAAAAAAGCCCGGACGCATAACGTGCATCCGGGCAGGAGATGGGGTTATTTCTTGCGAGACTTGCTCACGGTCTGGGGGATGTGGCGCACCTCTTTAACCCTGCGCTCCGGGTTGGGTTCTCGCACAATGAGGTCATCGAGATTACAGTCTAATGCCTCACAGATGAGGTCGAGGTCGTCCAGATTCACACGCTCCGCAAAATCATGGTACAACTCGTTGATGGTCTGGCTGCGAATCCCCGTTACACGAGCGAGTTCGCTCTGTGTCATCCGCCGTTCGCCAAGGCGGGTAGACAGCAAAATCCTAATCATAGCCTTTGGTCTCCTTTGCCGATAATTTTAGCCGATATGTACTCGGCTTGTCTGCATTTTGGCGGAAAACCCTATATTCCGGCAAATTATTCCGAATTTCGGTAGATTCTACCAAGAAACGAAACGAAAAAAGACCCAAACCTCATTTCATGCGAGGTTTGGGTCTTTTTTGCTTACTTCCTGATTTTCGGCAGGGGACAAAATAAGACGAACACTGAACCAACCATTTTGATTGACACCGTGTTCGCCTCATTCTCTTTTGGTTGGGGATGAGAGAATCGAACTCCCACAAGTAGAGTCAGAGTCTACCGCACTACCACTATGCAAATCCCCAATATTCTGTTGTGTTTTGCGGGGTGAGCCGCTCAACGTGTGCTATTATACGGGAAAAGCCCGGAGTTGTCAAGCATATTTTTGAAAAAAGTTGTACTTTTTTGGAAAATGCCGCAGCAGCGCCGGATAATCTATGCCGGAGCGCTGCCACGCTTCGGCAGGTTCTGCACACCGCACCGCCTATACTGGAAGGTACAAAACCTTACAAAGCACCAGAAGGAGGATGCCTATGCCGGAACGAACCACACAGAATGCCCAGACCCTGCTTTCGCCCCGCGTCCCGCGGGATACCGAGCACGAGCGCTACCACCCGGAGCTGGAGGAGGAGCTGAAGGAATGCCTGTTCTGTTTGAAGCGCAACGAGATGATGTTTGATATGGAGGTGGATACGGACCTGATCGAGCAGCGCATCTACGAGCGGCAGGCGCTGCTGTGCCGCTACCGGTACTTACTGGCGCGCGCCCGGGAGCTGGGGCTGCACACGGTGCTTACCCGCTACCAGCCCATGGGCGGGTGAAAAGGCTTAGCGAAAAAATCTTGACAAAAGCCGCGCTGCGTGATATCCTATTACAAGATAAAAGCGTACCGGAACTATGTCCGGCGCGATAAATTTTTGAGAGTTAGAGAGGTTTCTATCATGGAGCGTATTAAGACTATTGCTACTCGTGACCTGACCAAGAGCGTTAAGACCGGTGGCTGCGGCGAGTGCCAGACTTCCTGCCAGTCCGCCTGCAAGACCTCCTGCGGCGTGGCTAACCAGCAGTGCGAGAACAGCAACAAGTAATTTTTGCAAACCCTATGCCGCCTTTGCCGGGCGGCATTTTTTTGTGTAATCTGAAATGGAGTGTAAAATGGTACATCAGTATCAATTGAACGGTTATAACATCGTGCTGGACACCTGCAGCGGCTCGGTGCACGTTGTGGACGAGGTGGCCTACGATGTCATCGCCATGTACCCGGAGCATACCGCAGACGAGATCGTTGCCGCCATGCTGGCAAAATACGGCAGCCGCCCGGACGTGACCGAGGAGGATCTGCGCCAGTGCATCGATGACGTGACCAGCCTGAAGGAAAACGGCAAGCTGTGGAGCCCGGATGTCTATAAGGACATGGCTTTTGACTTCAAGAACCGCAACACCGTGGTAAAGGCTCTGTGCCTGCACGTTGCCCATAGCTGCAACCTGAGCTGCTCTTACTGCTTTGCCTCGCAGGGGCGCTACCACGGCGACCGCGCCCTGATGAGCTTTGAGGTGGGCAAGCGCGCCATGGACTTCCTCATCGAGAACAGCGGCACCCGCCGCAATCTGGAAGTGGACTTCTTTGGCGGTGAGCCGCTGATGAACTTTGATATGGTCAAAAAGCTGGTGGCCTACTGCCGCGAGCAGGAAAAGATCCATAACAAGAACTTCCGCTTTACCATGACCACCAACGGTGTGCTCATTGATGACGACGTCATCGACTTCTGCAACAAGGAGTGCCATAACGTGGTGCTGAGTCTGGACGGCCGCAAGGAGGTCAACGACCGTTTCCGCGTGGACTGCGCAGGCAACGGCAGCTACGACCGCATCGTGCCCAAGTTCCAGGAGTTCGTCAAGAAGCGCGGCGACAAGAACTACTATATGCGCGGCACCTATACCCACTATAACACCGACTTTACCAACGATATCTTCCACATGGCAGACCTCGGCTTTACTGAGCTGAGCATGGAGCCGGTGGTCTGCGACCCCAGCGACCCCAGCGCCCTGACCGAGGCCGATCTGCCCATCCTGAAGGAGCAGTACGAGATCCTTGCCAAGGAGATGATCAAGCGCGACCGCGAGGGCAGAGGCTTTACCTTCTACCACTACATGATCGACCTGACCGGCGGCCCCTGCATCTATAAGCGCATCTCCGGCTGCGGCTCCGGCACCGAGTACATGGCTGTTACCCCTTGGGGCGACCTGTACCCTTGCCACCAGTTCGTGGGCGACCCCAAGTACCTGCTGGGCGATATCTGGAAGGGCGTTACCAACACCGCTGTGCGGGATGAGTTCAAGCACTGCAATGCCTACGCCCGCAAGGAGTGTCAGGACTGCTGGGCAAAGCTGTACTGCTCCGGCGGCTGCGCTGCCAACTCCTACCATGCCACCGGCAGCATTACCGGCGTGTACGAGTACGGCTGCGAGCTGTTCAAAAAGCGCATGGAGTGCGCTATCATGATCAAGGTAGCCGAGAATCAGGAACTGGCAGCCAAGGGCATCGAGGTGCCTATTGAGCTGGGCTCTACCTGCAACGCCTGCGCCGATGGCGAAGCCTGCGAATGAGCATGACCACCCCCATCGTGGATTTTGTGCGCAGCTATGCAAAGTCCGGCACCGCCCGGCTGCATATGCCCGGCCACAAGGGGCAGAGCCTTTTAGGCTTTGAGCCGCTGGATATCACCGAGATCTGCGGCGCAGACGAGCTTTACGCGCCGGAGGGCATTATTGCCGAGAGTGAAGCCAACGCCACCCGGCTGTTCGGCACGGCGCACAGCTATTACAGCACCGAGGGCTCATCTCAGTGCATCCGTGCCATGCTGTTTCTGGCGCTGCAAGGCGCACCGCAAAACGGTAAGCGCCCGGTGCTGCTGGCCGCCCGCAATGCCCACAAGGCACTGCTGTACGCGGCGGCGCTGCTGGATTTTGATATCCGCTGGCTCTGGCCGTCTGCGCAGGCAGAGGGTGCACTGTGCAGCTGCCCCGTCACAGCCGAAGCGCTGACAGGGGCTTTGCACGCGCTGGCACAGCAGGGGATAAGCCCCTTTGGCGTATACGTCACCAGCCCGGATTATCTGGGCGGGGTGCAGGAACTCCCGGCGCTGGCGGCGGTCTGCCGGGCGCAGGGCGTGCCTTTGCTGGTGGATAACGCCCACGGCGCCTATCTGCGCTTTCTGCCGCAGAACTGTCACCCCATCGCGCAGGGTGCGGCCATGTGCTGCGACTCTGCCCACAAGACCCTGCCGGTGGTCACCGGCGGTGCGTATCTGCATCTGGCGCACGATGCCCCTGTGCAGGACGAAGCGGCTGTGCGGGGCGCGCTGGCGCTGTTCGGCTCTACCAGCCCCTCTTACCTCATTTTGCAGTCGCTGGATGTCTGCAACGCGGTGCTGGCAGGAGACTATCCCCGGCGGCTGGTGCAGTGCTGCGCGGCGCTGGAAGGTCTGCGCCGCAGCCTGAACAAGGCCGCAGCGGCGCGGCAGTGTCCGGTGCCGCTGGCAGTTGCCGGGGCACAGCAGGAGCCGATGAAGCTTACGCTGGACGCCGCCGCCCTTGGCTGCACCGGCACAGCGCTGGCAGATGCTTTGCGCCGCGCACAGATGGAGTGCGAGTACGCCGACCCCCGTTATGTGGTGCTGATGTTCACCCCGGAAAACCCGCCGCAGGACTACACGCGCCTGCAAGCTACGCTGGAACAGCTTCTGGCTGCCGTGCCCGCCGTACTGCCCCGCCCCGAGAACCGGGCAGGGGAGTTTGCCGCCTTGCAGCAGCAGGCGGTGCAGCGCTGTACCATCCGGCAGGCGGTGCTGGGCGCACAGGTACGCATCCCGGTGCACAAGGCGCTGGGGCGGGTGTGCGCCATGCCCACGGTGTCCTGCCCGCCCGCCATCCCTGTGGCGGTCAGCGGCGAGGAGATCACCCCGGCAGCCATCGCCCTGATGCAGCGCTACGGCATTGAGGAACTCTCGGTGCTGCGATAAAGATTTTATAAAACTCAAGCCCGGAAGGATTGCAGACCTTCCGGGCTTGAGTTGTTTATTCTTAAATATCCGTCCGGGGTGTGGCGCACATCTCCCAGAAGTGCAGCTCGTGCTCCGAGCAGGCGCGGAAGATCGCGCGGCAGCGGGCGGCACGCTCCGGCGAAAGGCCGGTGCAGGCTGCTTCAGCGCGTTCGGCCCATGCGCGGCAGGCGGCATCGTAGCCGGGACCGGCGTAGTCCAGCACCAGCGCGCCGTAGTAGGTGTCCTTTACGGCGGGGAAGCGCTGCAAAAGCTTCTGGAACAGCCATCCGTAACTCAGCATACAGGGCAGGCAGGCCATCAGGCACTCAGCCTCGCCCTCGCCGGTGCGGGCAGCGTCGATCATGCAGTCCAGATAGGCGCGGCTTTCCGGGCGCAGGGGCAGGGACTGGATATCAGCTTCCCGCAGACCGTACTGTTCCAGATACCGCAGCCGGGTCAGGTCCTCGTTCTCCTGCACGAAGGACAGCAGGGAATAGTAGGTGCGCATAGCCGCCATGGTGGTGGCCTTGGTCATGCCCCAAGCAAAGATCTTAGCGTACTCCCGCAGATACAGGCTGTCCTCCACAAGGTAGCTTTTAAAGCAGTCCTCGCTCAGGATGCCGTTTTCCATCTTTTGCAAAAACTCGGTCTGCAAACACTGCTCCCACACAGGCAGGTCGGCCTGCACCAGCGCCGAAACAAAGGGCAGGTCAGTCACGGACAAAATCTCCCTTCAGGTTGAAGGTATGATCCATGGGCCCGGAGCCGTGCCCTAAGTCCAGCATGGCAGACAGACAGCCGGAAATGTAGGCCTTGGCGCGCTCTACGGCGGTGTCAAGGTCATACCCCTTGGCCAGATTGGAAGCAATGGCGCTGGACAGGGTGCAGCCGGTGCCGTGGGTGTTGGGGTTTGCGATGCGCTTGCCCTTGAACCACTTGCCGGTGCCGCCCTGCCACAGCAGGTCGTCGGCATCGTTGATCTGGTGACCGCCCTTGCACAGCACGGCGCAGCCGTAGCGCTCGCTGATGGTGCGGGCAGCGGCCTCCATGTCGGCAGCGTTTGCAATGCTCATGCCGGACAGGATCTCAGCCTCTGGGATGTTGGGGGTAAGCACCTCAGCCAGTGGCAGCAGCTTTTCGGTCAGTGCCTGCACAGCATCGTCCTGCAGCAGCTTTGCGCCGGAGGTGGCCACCATCACAGGGTCCACCACAATGTGCTTTGCGCCGTAGAAGTGCAGCCGCTCGGCAATGGTGTCTATGAGCGGGGCAGAGGATACCATGCCGATCTTCACCGCATCCGGGTAGATGTCGGTGAACACGGCATCGAGCTGCTGTGCCAGAAACTGCGGCGTGGTGTCAAAAATGGCAGTCACACCGGTGGTGTTCTGTGCGGTCAGGGCGGTAATGGCGCTCATGGCAAACACGCCGTTGGCGGTCATGGTCTTGATATCGGCCTGAATTCCGGCGCCGCCGCTGGAATCACTGCCGGCAATGGTCAATGCAGTTTTCATGGGTAAAATGCTCCTTTACAGCAAAGATGCGGATATGCCCGCAAAGACATATCCGCAGATAAAAGCGCTATCTCCCTACGTTGGCATGATCCAAATCAGGTCACAGGTCAGGGCAATACAGCCCACTCTCAGCCCGCTTTGCGCGGGCTCCCTTTTTATACTAGAAAGCATACCACAATCGGGGAAAAGATGCAAGAAAAACAGGCTGCGCAAACGCACCGCTTATTCGCCCAGTGCGGTGCGGATGTTGTCCAGCACCTTTTTGCTCAGCAGCACAAAGGCCTGCTTGGTGCGGCCTGCGGACACATTGGCGCAGCGCACGTTTTCCCGGGCAAAGAAGTCCTCGGCCACGGGGCCTGCGGCGGCGCGGGTGTCGCAGAAGAAATGGGTGCCGGGCAGATCGAGCCACTTTTCCAGCGCAGCGGAATCGAAGCCGGGGCCGATGGAAGTGTTGAACAGCACCTTGCCTGCACCCAGCTGGGCAAACTCGTTTTCGCCCAGCAGCAGTACGTTCTTGTTCAGGCAGGTGAACACCACCTCGCTCTCAGCCAGCAGCTGAGCCAGCGGCTTAAAGGTCATACCGACAGCCTCGGCATCCGGCTTTGCGCTGCGGGCAAAGTAGCTGATCTCTGCGCCCATAAATTGCAGCGCATCGGCGATCATCCGGCCGGAAACGCCCAGCCCCACGATGCCCACCTTCAGGCCGGTGATCTCCACCGGCTCGTCCCGCAGCATGGGCATCCCAAAGCCGTGCAGCAGGCCGGTCAGCTCGTGCAGAACATACTCCACAACGCCGCGGTCGCCGTAATCCCGGATGCCCAGCACCTTGATGCCCCGGGTGCGTGCGTAGGCAATATCCACGTTGGCGCTCTCCTCAGAGTACAGGCTGCAGCACATGCCGATATAGCGGATGTTGGGGCACTGCGCAATGACCTTCTTGCCCATGCGGGAGGTGTAGCTCAGCAGCACGGCATCGGCGTCCCCGATGCGGCGCACCATCTCGTCGTCGCTGGCAGGCACGTCCCGGTACAGCGCCACCTCTTTGGCGTAGCGGTGCAGCTCCTCCTCGGCAGAGGGGATCAGGCTGACAGGCTCAATGGCAACAAGCTTTTCAAACATGACGGACTCCTCCTTATATTAGTAGAAGCAGACGGGCGAGGCCAGATTGCGCAGCAGGGAGACGGCGCTCCAGCCCGCAATGGCGCTGGTGGAAGAGCAGATATCTACCACAGCCTTCACGCCCTCGATCTCGGCAGTGATGCAGTGGTCGTCGCCCACCCAGCCGGGCACGGAGTGCATGGTCACACCGGTGATCTCGGGGCCGGTGGTGGCCAGAGAGGTAGCCACAGCCACGTTCACCCGGCGGGGGAAGGTGGCAATGGCCTGCTTGGCGTTGCCGGTGAACACGGTGGTCTTTTCGGTGTCGGTCAGCAGATGCTCTGCCCACACCGGGGTGTTGCGGAAGCCCTTTGCACCGGTATGGGTCTCGATGCCGGCGGTCTCCGGCAGGCCCTGCGCCTGTGCCATCAGGGTGACAGTCTGCAGCACGTCGAAGCCGCCGATAGCACCGCTGGCCAGATGCACCTTGGCACCGCCATCCACAGCAGCTGCCTTGACCTGTGCGTAGAAATCCAGATCCGCAAAGGCACCGATGGACAGAATGACCAGATTCACGCCCCGCTTCAGCACCGGGATGGCCATGGCGCGCACCGACTCCACCGAGGCCGCCTCCACGATGTACTCCGGCTCAAGTGCCAGCAGTGCGTCCACGTCCTCACAGACGGCGCAGCCGACATTGGCGGCGGTCTTTTCGGCCGAGGCGCGGGTGCGGCTGGTCACGCCCACCAGCTCGTAGTCCGGCAGCAGGCCCTTCTTCCACGCGTCAGCCACGATGTTGCCCAGAAAACCGCAGCCCACAATACCCAATTTTGTTTTCATACCGTATCCTAAACTCCTTTTTTCTGCCTGTGGCAGCATATTCATAGCCAGTATACCATACCGGGTACAAAAAAGGAAATAATGTTTACGGCAGCCCGGCGGGGCAGGACATAAAAAGTTAACAAAATAAATTACAAAAAAATTACCATCTCGCTTAAAATCTTTTTAAAATGAATGATATATCGAATAATAATTGCGAGTCGTTCTGTTTACTACACCACTACTACACCAATTTTAGATAATTGTCAAATCCGATTTTGAATCTTAAAAGAGCCCGATGTGACAATCCGGTAAGACTTGTTAAAATTGAAAACCGTATTTGAACCAAGGCGTCTGGACACTCTCCAGCGCCTTTTCTTGAACCACCCAGATATAAGTGGTATAATATAAAAAGTCGAATTGGAGGACAATAATGAACAATCCAGCAATACTTGATATCGCACTCGGTTTTATTCTGCACAAACATAGCCGGGACGAATTTGGTCGTAAAAATAATAAAGCACAAACCATTCGTGAATTGTCTGACGAAGAACTTGCCGCACTCTTAAGCGAGCTTGTCGCACAGCAGGATAACTGCCCAAATACTGTGAGCGGATGGAAAGAATGGCTCAGTGAAGAAATAAAATAAAACGCTAAAAAATGGGGTACCAGTCCAATTAAGGATTGATACCCCATTTGTTTTTATTCTGCTATTGAGTCTAACACGGCGTTAACAATATCTAGCCCAATCTGCCCGGGAGCACTCGAGTCTCCAGCGCTTGCAAAAGTCATTGCAGACCCAAATACCTCTCCACACAATCGGCTGGCAACACCAAGTCTACCCATACTGATTGTAATAATAGGAGTAGCAAAATATTTGTCTTTCATTTCAACCGTAGCAGCCAGCAGAGTCAACACATCCGTGCTGTCGTGCGGCATAACTGCTACTTTTGGCAAATCAGCGCCAACCTGTTGCATTTTAACCATACGAGAAACGAGCTCATTTTTATCAGGCGTCTTTTGGAAATCGTGACTTGAACATACAACCACAACTCCAGAAGAATGTGCATTGTCTATCAGTTCACGAATATCATCTCCGGCTGTAAAGAACTCAATGTCAATAAGGTCAGCACAGTCCGCATCTATTATCATGTTGATGAAATCCAAATATTCTTGGTGAGTCAGAGACGCTTCTCCGCCTTCGTTTTCGGTGCGGAACGTCACTAACAAAAGCTTGTCCTTTAATGCCACACGAAGTTTTTGCAAGCAAGACACCACAGAACGTGCATCAATGCATTGCTCAAACCAATCAACACGCCACTCCACACAGTCAACACGAAGCCTTGAAAACTCAAACGCTCGCTCTAAAATCTTTGATTCAGTCATTTCAACGATTGGAATTATGACTTTAGGTCTTCCTTCCCCAATATGACAGCCACGAACAACAATAGACATGATATCACCTCCTTGGAATAATAATATCAACGTCTATTCCTGTTGTCAACAGGTTCAATATCGCTTGGCTCAACATAGCCCGATACATTTACTGAAATTGGATACTTGCCAATGCGGCTTTCGAGATTTGTCACTCGATAGCGACCATTGACTAGTTTTCCATCATATATAAACCATTCTCCCCGGCGGCGCATACCGCAGTGAGTCTGGCTGTTTGAAAATAATACTCCGTCTAATTTAATTTTGTCTCCTGCACGCAATGTATTCTGGTTGTCCGCCATTAAAACGAACCCCACGTTGCCATTCCGCAAATACCGTCAGCCGCCAATCCATGTGCTTTCTGCCATTCTACCAGCTTAGCTTTTGTGCCAGCGCCAAAGATGCCATCTACCTTCAAACCTAAATGCCGTTGCAATACAGTCACAGCATAAGACACGCCGCCAGTGCAGTCCTTAGAGCCCTGACGAATCGTGGGCATGATTTTACTCACGACCTGATATGCAGTACCACTTTTACTGACCCAACGGCTATGAGTCTCACGCACATCAACATGAACAAAGCCACCCGTCACCTGTGCTCGACTATAATAGCCAATACCGCCATGCTTCTGGAAGTAGGGGAGTGAGGCTACGTATAGCGCAATACGAATTGGGTCAACACCGTTGATGTGAATATCCGCTGCTGTGCCCAGACAATGCTGACTACGAGAACTGCCACCGATTGAAATGTTATATGCAGGAGTACGGTAGGCAGAGCTGATTAGAACCGGCTTGCCGAAATGGTCACGAATCTGCTGCAGAGTCTCTACCAGCTCAGTTGCCACCTTGAACTCATCGCTCCGGTCATTGCAAGCAAATTCATAGGCGCAGAAGTTCTTGGACAGCTTCTTGTTCCAGTCCTTCTTCATAGAATATGTAATAATGCTCATAGAGCCACACCTTCAATCCTTCTTAAGTTCTGCATTGATTTTCTCGTTCTGGATATCCATCTCCTTGACTGCGGCCTCAATCATCATCTCGATAGTGGGAGTAATCTTGATATTCATCTTCTCCAATGCAGCAATAACATACTTCTTCTTGTCAGCTTTCTTGATTGCGCCGGTAACACCCAACTTCTCAGCGGCACGCACAGCCATCTGGACGATCTTATACATACCGATCTGTTTCAGGTATGGAATGCCATAGGTCATAAATGCGGTGCCAGCAACAGTGATAACCAGTTTCACAATAACAGAGACGATCTCATTAACAATACTTGCCATAGTAATACCTCCTGTTTTGAATAAAAAATAAAGCCCGGCACACACGTACCGAGCTATGTATTAAATGTCTTTTAGATTTTGTCCGTCAATCAGGTAACTTTCAAGAGCAGCCTTAGCTTCCTTCATAGGATCGATAGCATTACCATCAATACCGTGACTAAGCAGAGCCAGCAGAGCTTTCATCATAACATTGATACCATGTTCACTCTTATTTACACGCTGTTCCACGCCAGCGATTTTTCGTCCATGGTCTTCAACTACGATGTCCTGTTCCTTCTGGTGCTCTTCAATAGACAAAAGCTTGGAGCGATATAAATCCAAAACCTCTTTATCATTCTTGAGCTTGCGGTCGATATCTTCCAAATGCTTGTCGTGTTCAATCAACTTCAGGTTCTGTTTCGTGTCTGGCTCTTTTGCCTTCTTGATTGCATTTACAATAACGACAACAGCAGCTGAAATAGCCGTAATGCCACCAGCAATACTTAGAATCATTTGCCAAAGCTGTTCTATTGTAAAGCTGATAACACCCGGAGCATGAGTTGGTGCGGCAGTTAACAAACCAATCATTTCATCACCTCGATTCTGTATTGACAAAAATTTCACACTATGATAAAATAGGTATGTCAAAAATTCATCGAGCGAATTTGTGACGTCCTATCTTTGTATAGGTGTGGCGGGAGAGCTCTGGGTGTAACAGCCCGGGGCTCTTTCTGTTTTTACATATACTTTTAGTTTGTTTACTGCTTCGGCTTACATACCTTACTCCAGTGATAGTGTGGCTTGTCCTCGTGAAACATGATATAGCGCATCCAGTCATCTACATAAATGCACAACAAGGCAAGGAAAAACCATAGCACAGTAAATGGCAGGCAGATTTGACCAAGCAGATTGAATGGTAGGGAAGAGTAGTCCCAGATGTGTAAACCCATCATCAGATTCAATGGAATGCCGACAACAAGCTCCATACCAGTCACAAATAACGCACCGACAAAACCCTGTTCCCACATGGGCATTTCCCACGGAATATAATTGTTCAACCCACCAATGACCACAAAGCAAATGCCGCCTACTACAGCCATAGTCCAGTGTGAGTGACCACGCCATAAAATCTCGATGCAATAATAAAGCGCTCCTCCTATCAAAAAGAGAAGCGCACATTTCAATAATTCTTTATACTTCTTTACGATTTTGCTCATTCAGCGGCCTCCTTCTGCCCGGCGGTCTCAAGATATTGCTTCAGAACAGGGTCGTAGTTGATTTCAATTGCGTTCAGCTCTTCCATTGTAGTACAAGCCTTGATAGCAATTTCTAATTCCTGCTGACGCGATACAAAGGGTTTTACATATGTACCGATTGCCAATGCAAGTGCAGCCAGTTCTTCATAAGTCCATTCTACACATTCGTCGCCGGTTGAGTTCCATGTCAGCTTGAACGGTTGCCCGGCGGATGCAGAAATTTGATACAGCGCCAAATTCGAAGTCAACAATGCCTGTTTTTCACTGGTAACACTGTAGTACTTTCCATCGGACCATTGAAGCGGATGCGAGGCTAGATATGCGGAGAGAGCAGTCTTAGACTCAGAAATTTTATTGTTTTTGATTGGTTCCAAACTTTGTTCTTCACTTGGAACAGTTCCGTCCGATACGACTTCGTAGCAATCTTCTTGTTCCTTAACAGTCCACAATTCTTCACCCGGTTTTGCTGCGGCATTGTGATTACTCAGTTCTTCAACCATTGATGAATACAACTCACACTCTTCTGTCGTAATTATTGGTTTAGATATCTGATATCCAATTTTTATTTTTTGATTCAATTGTATTCACCTCATTTCCATCGACCAATTGCAATATAAGAGTTTTCATATCCACTCCATTCAACACCAACTGTAAAACCAGTAGTCGTTCTATTATTTATGTTCAACCAACAATAGCCGCCACTAAAGGCTATAGCATAATTTATATCAGCAAACGGAAGTAAGAAAGTTCTGTTTCGAGTGCTTTTCATTGTAAACCAGCAAATCTGTACTCCGTTACCAAAACGAACTGCACCAAAATAACCATCGGTAGTAACCTTTGTTTGGAAACCGACAGTACCATTTCCCGCCGTCGTGGCATAATTCACATTGAAATTGCTCGGATTGTATACATACATATCACCAGAGTCATTGCCGCCCCATAGCCATGTGGGTTGACCTTTCTGACCAGACCAGTGGAACTTCATATATTTATCATCATTATTCAAACACTGGGCATTTGTAGCCAATCCCGCACTCGTAGCATAATTCACACTTTTATTTTTGTCCGCAGTATTATCTACGTTACCAAGCCCAACCTCAGCCTTGGTGTAGCTTGGTTTTGTAGCTGCTTTAGCCCATGCATATACATCACTTGCAGGCATAGAACTTGGAAAATCCGTTATTTGAGACTTTGTATGCTTATGTGAAGTAGGTGCTTTACCATCAACTAATGCTTTCAAATCTTTACCCTGTGCCGCACTAAGGCTCTGATCTGTACTATCACTTGTCAAATTATTCTGGATTCCGCGCCATGTGTTTGTATCAGTAAACTTAGCATCCGCTGGGACACTCTTGGCGATTGTGTACCCGATTGCAACGGGCTTACCACCAGAGAAGTAGACGGGTTGATTATTGGAGCCAGCATTAGAGGAAAGCTTTGTAGCTGTTGTAGCGTTTGTTGCATTCGTTGCATACTTGACACTTTTGTTTGCATCAGCCGTATTATCAACGTTTCCGAGCCCTACTTGATCCTTTGTATGACTATGATTACTAGCGGCATAACTACCCTTTGGCTGATATACTCCATCTGCTTTGCCTTTGATGTATGCCCAGAAAGAACTAGCGGGACGACGAACCCATGTAGTATTAGATGTACCACCACCTACCCATTGCGTGATAATGTAATCTGGATCGGTAGGAGCTGCAGTTCCAGAATCTAACGCATTGATTAGCGAATTAGCTCCGTCTCTCGTATTATTTACCTTGCTGTTCAGCTTGCCGTCCATCTCAGCCTCGGTATAATACCTGTCATCGTGGGTGTGGCTCTTTGGAGCGAACTTTTCTTTCAGCTTACCCCAAAGATATTGTAAACCAGCATAATCTAAATATCCCATAATCGACCTCCTGTCTCAGTAAAAACTGAAATCAGCTTGCCAAAACAGTGTCGATTTCAGTATTTGTAATCTTTGTAATAGTAAAAATTTCGCCCAGTGCGTCCCATGCAGAACCGTTCCATGCATAGTTCATTCCATTGCCAACGTCATACACATCACCAATGGTCTGACCGCTGGTGGGTAGCTTGTCTGTAGAAGTAACAGAACCCTTGTAGCGGTACATCGCTGTAATGTCACTCTTCAAAGCATAGGTGCTTGCCGCGCCAAATCCATCCAGCTTTTTCTTATCAGCAGTACTCATCAAACCATGAGCACTCTGCGTTGCATCACTGTATGTAGTATTGGTCGGAGTAGCCCAAGTACCATCTCCACGCAGATATTGACCCTGTTTACCGGCAGCCGGGGCAGGGACTAAGCCAGAGCCGCCAGCAACAGAAGCAGTAGCCGCCTTAAAATCAGAATAGGTGGTATTATAATCAGGTCCCCAAGTAGCAGAACCATCACCACTCCACCTTAGAATTTGACCAGACTGACCGCCAGCCGGAATATGTTTATTACCAGCAGAAGTCGGATGTGTATAGTTGTTTGCGTTTGCAGCAATACCATCCAACTTTGCTTTATCTCCGGCGCTCATCAAGCCAGCAGAGCCAGAGGTTGCATTATTATAGGTCGTATTTAATGGGGTTGCCCATGTACCATCGCCTTTCAAAAACTGACCAGCATTATTAGCAGCAGGGGCGGGGACAAGACCTGAGCCACCGGCTGCGGCACTTGTTGCACCCTTAAATGCGCTATAAGTTGTGTTATTATCAGCGCCCCACTGTGCTTCACCATCCTTACTCCAACGCAGAATCTGACCAGCAGAACCACCAGACGGAATGTGTTTGTTACCAGAACTTGTCGGATGAGAATAATTGTTTGCGCCAGCCGCGATACCAGCCAGCTTATTCTTTTCAGCGGTGGTAAAATCGTTGGAGGACAGCCCTTTGCCTTCGACTTTATCGACCTTATCTGCCAGCTTTGCCTTTATCTTTTGCCAAAAGTAAAGTAGGCCATCATAATCTAACCAAGCCATAAAATTCCTCCTCACATTGAAAGTATCTTGTCTATATCTGAATTGGTCAGCGCCTCCATGTACATAGATGGATCGCCGGTATTCACAACAAGCTCGCCATTCTCATCTGTCATAACAGTGGTGATACCAGTGCCTTTGATAGATACAGAACTTTGCTTTGCGCCATCCAGCGTGATTTTTGCCTTACCATTAAGTGCACTCTTATTTGCGCCAAGCGAGAAATTGTTGTCGTTTAATAACGTCCAATTGCCGCCCAAGTACGCATATAGCTTATCAGGCTTCAGATAATAGATTTTTTCGGCTAGAGGAGCCAATGGTAAGTCGCTCACAACCTCTAAATCGCTTCCGATTTTTACGTGAGCCATAGCAGTATCTCGATAGGCGTTTCCGGTGTCAAGGCAGACAATAAGCTGTCCGTCGATCACTGGAGTCTTGTCGAGTTGAGATTGTGCAATCTCTAAAAGTGATAATTTTGACATCATGAAACTCCTTTTCGATAAAAATAACCCCACACTCCATTACAGAGTGCAGGGATTCATGTTAGATTATTATGTCTCAGCGTTTGCGCCGGTATCATCAAGCGACTTCCAAGTCAGAGCCTTCTCAACCACTTTTACGCGGCCGTCCATAGCAGTATTCAAACCATCTGCATAAGTTTTAGCAGTATCGCGAGCGGCATCCGCCTTTTTAGTAGCATCAGCAGCAGCGGCAGAAATTACTTCTGATTTCGCAGCGGTCAGCTCATCTTGAGATACCTTTGCATTCCAAGTGTTGCGCTCTTCGGCGGTAATGTGCACCACAGCATCCTTGGAATGACCGTCTAGCTGGTCTTGCACCTTCTTGATTTTTGCGTCAGTCTCAGCCTTGGTATAAGCATCAGGCACAGCCACATACAAACCATCTTCTTCAATCGTGATAGAGTTGTTGGCTTTTGCGGACACGCGCACAGCGACACTGATTTTATTGTCGTCAGAAACGGTTACAGTTGCAGTAGAAGTTGCCACGCCGATATAAATATCAATCAGAGAACCAACAGGAATCTTGATGACCTCGCCAGTAGTGATAGTCAATTCAATATTCTTGTCTTTCGTGTTATAAACACCGCTCTTTACAACAAGATCCTTGCCAAGTGCAATCGTCAAAGTGTCTCCGCCAAATACGGGCATCTTAATGGTGCGGGTCTCCGCATCGTAAGTAGGCTCATGAACAACACCAGTCAGGGTAGTGGTAACAGGTTCGTCACCCTTTGCCACACTCAACACACCAGCATTATAGGTAACATCTGTAACGAACTTACCTTTAATACCTTCCACCGCTGCAACCTTGGCATTAACATAGTCAGCAACAGCCTTTGTGGTCGGAATATCATCATTGGTGGCATCTGCCGGGATCTGAGTAACGGTTGTTTTGTTCAGCTGCACAAACTCCACGCCATTCCAAATATGCATGGTGTAGTCTGTCATGCGGAAATAAATAATGCCCTGCACCTGACCCGCTGCGGGCAGGGAAGACACCATCTTAGTGCTCTTAGTGTACTCAGTTGTACCCTTAAACAGTTGCAACGTATCGGTCGTAAAGTACAGTGTGTCCATGTCTTTTGGAGCAAGGGCATCGTACCGTGCTTTCGTACCATACGCAAATTTTACTTGTGCCATATTTTTTCTCCTTATTAGAATTCAGTCCATTGGAAATTTGTAGATTGAGTTTGAAAAGGCTCGACGAAGAACCGCCCTGACTCCGCGCTTTGCTGCACGACCCACGGTTCATATTTATCGTCTTTGCCTCGTATCATTACGGTCTGACCTGCATAAGTCGCGTCATTCTGGTTGATTGTCTCATTTGCCGCCGGAATACTATCAAAACAAAGCGTCCGAGGCGCTAGCTTTTGAATAGATAAGTCGTCCCGGACGTATATGAATTCTGATGTATCTTTTGTGATAATAATGTCTTTGCCATCAATCAACCCAAGCGCAATCGCGGCTTCTACGTCTTCTGCGTTACCGTAACCAAGCTTCGAGTATTTGTATGCCATTCTTTTCACCTCGCTTTAAACGATGGTTAGAATGGGACAACACGCATACTACCATCTTCAGTTTCCACAGTTTCAGTCGTAATCTTAATAGCGTTACCAATGGGTTTGCCCTCGGAGGTAAGCTGAATACGATGCTCTTCATCGTAAGTGATGTTATCAGCCTTGTTAGCCAGACTAGTGTTGAAGCGGTCGGTCATTGCCTTGTTCAGAGCCTCCAGCGCAATAATACGCTGGTCAAGTGTGCTCAGTGCTTCATCGGGGATCAAATCAGACCACTTGCTGATAGGAATAATATGTACAACGCCGGGGCCAGCCTTACGCACGCGCTGAATCGTCTGTCCTTCAGAGTCCATCTCGACATGAATGAAGGTCAGCTGGAATTCAATGTCTCCAGCCTCACTAGTCAAACCCGTATCAAATGGCAGAAGATATTCCAACCGGTTCTTGTACAAGTCTTTTGACTTTTGTAGAATTTCAGTTTTATAGCGTTTGCTCACAGGCAAAACGTACTCCAGCATAACAGTATAGTCACTAATATCTACACCTTTGTAGGTCTGATCGGCAAGAAAGTGCAAATTATCCACCAGCTTGCTCCGCTGCATGATACGCTCAGTCAGACTCGCTGTGATAGTGTTATCCTCGTTAATTAAAAAGGTATACATATCACACCTCCTTTCCGTTCACGATGTACAGGTAATCATCCAATGAGATCTTCTTGCCCTCAAGCAAGTTTTCCACAAATTTGTCCTGTACCATTCCATTCTTATAGAGTCTGTGCATACTCTCGACGAACTCAGTGAAAATCTTCTCCATCACAGTAGACCTCCTTGAATTAACGTCAGTGTATAGGCATCAATAATAGCCTCGGGAGTTGTACCTCCCAAGGCTTTGATTTGGTCATATTCGTATTTGTCAATCGGCTCAAGCGTTACAGTGTCATATTCCGGGGATGGAATCAGGTAATAGCCTTCAACGTGCCAGATATACTTGCCGTTGCTGCTGATAATACCCTGTGCGTCATCTTCGGTGCAATTCACCATAATATCGTGCTTAGGCTGATACTTTACAAACTGAAGGCGGTCAAGAGCATCGATCACTCGACCGTCTTTAAGTACCTTATAATACACTCTCAACACCTCCTTAAATACTGAACATAATGGTTACACCCAGCTGCTCGGACGGATAGTGGAAGCCATACAGCTCACCAGTCTCCTCGATTGCATAGAAGTATCCATCGTAAGTTGCAAACGGGGTACGCAACCAATACTTAGTCGGCTTGCCCTCTGCATTGTGCTTAATGCGAGACTCATTGCCAGTCATGTAGCTGATGGTCTGACCTTCGTAGATATAAGGCTCATCGATCATTGCAGAGTTCACTTCAATCGCAGAAGGAATGAAGAAATAACAATCCGAAGTCACGATTTCCTTGCTCTTATTACCGGCAGAGCTTGGCACTTTAACTTTCTTGATAAGCTGTTTCCAACCAATGGGCAAAGCATCAACCAACCGAGAATCAAGATACTCGCGCAGGGAAGTGTTGCCCCAACCGCCAGCATTGTTGGAAGAAGAACTCAGCATCATATCCTGACCCAGAGTGTCTTTTTGCAAGAACGTCATGGAACAACGCTTATTAGAATTGTCACTCAGGTAGTAGTTCTTAAAGCTTGCTACTTCAACAATCAGATTATCGTGTGTCCATGCAGCCAGCTCACGGCAAGCAGCATCACCAAGGTCTGCGTACCAAAGCTTAGACCAATAAACCGTACCTTTAGCGTGGCGCTCGTAAGCACCATCGTCTGCCTTTGCACAACCAAACACCAGTGTAGCGTTCGTCTTTGTGGAGCGGGTGCGAGTAATCTTTGTGTAATTCAGTGCGGAGCCATAGATATTAGAAGAGTAGACATACAAGCCATTGTCGCCCTTGATGTGCCGAATAACAGTCATATCGCGAGTGCCAGCTGCCACCCCATTTGCAGAGTCGATACCCCAAGTTGTCTTCACGCCAGTAGAATTCCACAGCCGGATACCATTCATGCCGTTCTGCTCAAAGCACTGCATCAGAACAGTGTTATTTGCATTTGTGACATCCATCTTATAGTCAACAGCCAGCACAAAATCTCTGTCCTCTTCAAACAGCTGAATGTTGGTGTCAATATAGTTCTTGCCATCAAACACCTGCGGCTCGCTGACAAGAATCTTTTCAGTGATATCCTCATAAGAGAAATCATTGCCAAGCTGGATGGAGACTGCATCCTTTGCCGTAGCAATGTTCTGTTCAACACCAACCTTGTTCATTGCATAGATCTCAACAGGGCGAAGCTGACCGATTTCCTTACCATCAAAGTAGGTAGAAGAATATTCACAGCTATCATAAACAGCATTGATATCCTTATCGCCGGTGACGTAGCCGCCCTTGTCCCAACCACTGAACAGGTAATACTTAAAAGCACTTTCCTCAGAGGTGTAAGTGGGAGTGTCACCATCATACAGAACCATAGAGCCATACGGAGCAACAGTTTCCTTCAGCACGGCTCCACGATTCATGTAGCGAACAGTGTACTTGCGCACTGATTCGGTATAGGTTGCTGTAATAGTCTGATTGCTGAAAACGGCAACAAATTCAGTATCCCAACCGCTGAAAGTAAAGTCCGTAGAAATCGTACTCTCGGCAGTAGGTGTCTGGATCGGATTCTCTTTGCGTGTAACAGGATCAACTGCCTTATCACCCTTATCAATGTACTGAACATCCAGCACCGTGCCATCCTTATTCACGAATGTCCAGACGAACTGTTGAACCAGCGTGTTATAAGTAATATTCAAGTCAGGCCACTGTGCGTTATAATCAGCCAACTGACGCTCACGCATAATGGGCACATGAACGCTGCCCTCGATAACAGAGTGGTCAGTATTGTAACCATTCTCGTCAAAGCCGGTCATCTTCAGCAGACGATCCAACATGGAAGTATCGTCCAATTCCCACTTTACGCCAGTCAGACGCACACGGTTCAAGCTCGTGCACTTTGCCAGCATTCCAATCAGGTCAATGGTCGGGCAGTTCTCGACTGTCAGTGTGGTGATGTTCTTATAATCTGTAACCTTCAGGTCGGTCAGATAATTCAGGTTCTTAGCGCTCAGACTGGCAATCGCAGGCAGCTCAGCCTTCTTAATCTTGCCGCCCTTAGCAAACGCGACACCAGTAATACCAGAGCCACCAGCATAGAACTCTTCCAGATTCGTACAGCCAGTCAAACTGATGGACTTCTTCAGATTTGGCACGTTTTGCAGGTTCAAATGCTCAAGCAGTGTGTTGTTACCAACCGCGAAGTCAGTCATATTCGTATTCTTGTAACCCTCGACGGCGGAGCCAATCTTCAGGTCAGTCAGTTTTACACCATGGCTGAAATCAACATAGCCTGGATAGAAGCCAGAGATATCACCAATACTCTGGATAATAGAAGCATTGTAAACGTAAACTTCGGTATCGTTCATTGCCGCAATCGGGCACTGAATCTCGTAAGTTTGACCACGCTTACCACGCACCTTTACAGGGTTAGAACCATACCGTACAGAGACATAAGTATCAGCGTAGGGGACAATATGGAAAGTACCATCGGGCTTCACGCCTGTCCAGTTTGTCGGAGTGTAACCACGAATGGTCATATCATCAGAGGTGCAAGCAGCACCCGTATACTTAGATGCCATGTATTTTTCCTGATAACGCTGGAATTGACGTCTCTGGTGGCGTTTATTGCCGTGCATCATAGGCAGATAGCTAGTTGTGCCATTGTCCTCATAAGTACGGAAATACTTGCGCCGCATATCCATAATCCACAGCTTTTCAGGCTTTACGTCCTGATAATCTTCGAATTTCTTCAGGATACGGGTAGAGCTCCATGCCAGAGCACTCTCACGGCTCAGGAACATCTTTGCGAGATCGTCTGCAAACAGGTCACGAATCTTACACCACAGCTTAGAATCATGTGCGTTAAACACACTCTTTGTGCCGATAGTGTCCATGTCCTCGTAGCCGTAACTCAGGGTCAGACCACCTTCATTGTCGTTACCCATAGCGGTATCGTTGTCGTAGTCAAAACAAAAATCCCAGTGTACGAGGTCAGTAGTGTGTGGGAATACGTTCTTTGCACGGTTATCAACCATGGTATGGCGTTCAGTAAACAGATAGTGGAACAGGGCAGAATCCTTGATAAAGTAGTTTTCAAAATTCTTCTTGAACTCAGCATCATCTGCATTCACGACCCAGTTCTGTACCCGAATCCATGCGTCTTTAGCTGCCTGAACTTCTTCCTCAGTACAAGCCTTATTGATGTAACGGAATTCAAAACTGTGGTCGCCATCCCAAGTCTCCTCGGAGAAGTCGCCACTTAGGAAGCGTGCCTGTGCATCGGTGTTATTGTCAATTTCAATGATAACTTCCTTGTGATTGTTCGGGTCCATACCCATGGTGTCACTATTCTTCTTTGAGTTACCAAAATCGCCGCAAGCATAGAAATGCCACTGACCATCCTTGAAGACAGTTGCGTTTGTGGTGTCGGTCTCCTGAATAAAAACGACACAGGGGTAGAATGCCATGGTGTCGCGTACCTTCGGGTTGTCCTTGCGAGCTTGACGAATGTACGGGTTGAACTCATTAAACTCGTCTGCCAGCAGAGCGTTATTTGCATTCTCAGAAGAGGCAACATTGACTTTGATGTTAAAATACTTCTCACCAACACTGTTTTCTGTAAATGCATACTTGCTGCCAGTGCTCTCATCACCAAAGGTGAAACCACCAGAGCAGTTGATATCAATATTACGACCAGATTCACCGTATGCATTAGAGCTAGTGCCCTGTCCCTTGTGTGAACCAGTGGCGGTCCAGTTATCTTCCACAGCGCGGCCATTTTTGTAAATGTGCTGGATGGTCGTATTTGGAACTTCGTTCTTTTTGCCAGTCGTAAAGGTTGGAGCAGAGATCTTGATAATGCGCAGGTCTGGGCACTTCTCAGCCAGTAGGTCAGGATTCAGCTCGCCGCTCACGTCCGTAATATCATTGCGGGTGTAGCGCTCAATCATTTCCTCTGCATTCTTTGCGTCTGCAATAAAGTTATCAAGGATCTCGTCGTCCGTCAGATTCATCATGTATGATTTCATACGGTAAACCAGCACGTCACAATCAGGAGAACCAATCGTAATGCCGACCGGAGAAGCCTGTGTAAAGTTGTCGCTTGCGTCATACAGCTCAACACGACAGGGAATGCCATCCAGCCATAAAACCATTTCTTTGTACTGACTGTCTGGCAAAATATTGAATTCGAACTCCATAAAGTCATCTTCACAGGTCGGCAGGGAAATGCTGTTCTGCTCGCTGGTCAGTGTGACTTTTTGTGCCTGAATGTTCAGACCGATGCCGCCGTTCAAACAGGTCAGCGCCGTAGCATCGTAGTTCTTGACATTCGTAGTCTTAAACACAAGTTTAAAGTTCTTACCTAACTTCTTTGCGTCATCACCAAACAGCTTGTAGCTGATATTTGCAGTCGTGCCAGCCTTTACACAGAAGTAGGTATCACCATCTTCATCCAGCTGATAACCACCATTAGACCAGTCGAAGTTGTTGCTGACGGTCAGCTTTGTATTGCCGTCAGTCCACAAACGAGTCTCGTCAGCGTTTGTCTTGCCAGCTGGATTGAAGTCAAAAGCCAGATTTGTCTTAACAGGTTCAATCGTAATGCCGAGCTTTTCAATGTTAACTTTGATTTCTTTACTCACAGAACCACAGACGATCTTCAGCGTATGAGCACCGATTTCAGCGGATTTCCATGTCCAAGTCTGCATTGTGCGTCCAACGGTCAGAGTAGCAGCCTTAGTGCCATCGACTTCCAACGTCACGGTGGTTGTAGAGCTGGAAGGGTCATAAACGGTATAGTTAATTGCGACGTTGCTGTACTGCTTTGCACTTGCTGTCTTTGTGGCACAGCTGATAATGGGAGTTGTATTGCCTTCGACCGCCCACATGATATCCTTTTTAATTGTGTTGCTGGTCACGGTTTTTCCATTGATTTCTGCGGTCATGGAGACTTCTACCAAATGTGCGCCGTGGGTCTGTGCAGGAATAGCATAAGTCAACTGTCTGCCGGTAACGCTGCTTGTGGTAGAGCCAAGAATCTTTCCATCAATCGTAAAGTTGATAGTTTTTGCAATATTGCCATACGGAGTGTAGCGGAAGGTTACCTCTCCACTATAAACCAGCGTATCATCAAAAGAACTCTCCAGATAGAACTCAACAACATTGACAGTCCAAGTCTTTGTACCAACACTGCCCACGCTATCGGTCACCTGTAGCTTAACAGTATTGTCACCGCTGTGCAGATACTGGGTTGCGTCAAAGCTGTTCTTTCCCTGGATAACGGTCTGCGTGCCAACTTTTGTATTGCCGACATACCAGACGCCAGTAGCAGAACCAGTGTCATCGCCAGAATTGTCCACAGAAGAGAACTTGAAATTGATAATAGCTGAGTCACCAGCAATCACAGTTAGCGCAGAGCCATCCAGACGCTCGATCTTGATAACACTTGTACTGCCGCCAGTGCCACCGCCTCCACCACCTTGGATGACAACTTGTGTTTTCACAGTGCCATTTTCCAACAGGCTCAGCTTTGAATCCTCGTAAGTAATATCATACTCACGCCCAGAATTCGGGTCAGGCTTCACATTTTTCAACTGCTCCTGAATTTCAGAAATATCGCCATTGATAGTGTCAATACTATTCTGCAAACCAGAAGCAGTATTTTTTACCACAGTCAAATCATTTGCCACGGTCTCAACGCTGGTCTTTTCAGCCTTTGCTTCTAACAGCTTGTTGATTGCCTGTTTGTTGTAATAATCACTTTGCAAGGTCTCAGGCAAGTTACCAACGCTATCCTGCAGATTCTTTACGGCAGCATCGTTGCTGGTCTTATACTCGGTCAGTTCGGTTTTAACTGGTGCAATCTTTTCGTCTATTTTTGCTTCAACGGTTTTATTAAAAGCGGTTACCCAATCAGCACTCGGATCAGTGTTTAGGGTAATGGTTTTAATAACCTTTTCGCCATTCAGGAACTTGATCGTCTGTGTTTCAGCATCATACTGCACATCAAACTTTGCTAGACCGTCAACCTTGGCGATATCATCCCGAAGTAGAGTAACAAAACCGTCAACCTCTTCTTTAGTGTAGTAGCTTGCCAGTGTGTCGGCCAGACCGTCTACGACAGCCTGTGCTTCTTGTGCGCTCTGTGCAGCCTGAGTTGCGGCAGTCTGTGCCTCACCAACCTTCTGGCTCATCGTAGCTAAGAACTGAGTATACCAGTCATCGCCAGTCGGATCGGTCATTGCGGTGCCGGTAAGCGATTTCAAAACATTCAGTTTTTCGTTCGGCTTTGTACGCCATAGATAATTCTTCGATTCACCGCTGTTCGGTACAGTAATTGCACCAGTCGCCATAATTTCAAACTTTAGCACACCCTCTTTGATAGTGGCATAGTTACTGACCATCCAGTAAAACCGAATCTTATCAGTACTATAGCTCACGTTGATGGGTGCGGTATAGTTCTCAGCATTATTAGCGTTAACATAGTGGATCTGAATCGTCATGCTCATCAGGTCAACACCATCATAATAACGCGGCATCTCAAACGGAATGACCTGACTGTTGTTTTCCTGTGTGATATTTACCTGAGTCGGACTCAGTGTGATTTCTTTATTGGTATCAACCGTAGAAAAATCATTGTCCGAGAAGGTATCAAACCACGTATAGTTGCCACTTCTGGTGAAATTCTGGTCTTCCACAGAGAAGATTGCCACATCCTCATCACAATCAACCACTGGACGAGCATCTTCTATGGAAGCCTCCATCGTCATTGCGGGGCTTGCAGCGACCATACGTTTGGATTCTTCAAATGATAATGCCATCTACTCACTCCTCTCATTAAGTATCTTTCTTATTATCAATATATTTTTCTTTGAGGACATTCTCATAAGTGATATAGGGATAATACGGGTAATAGCGGCTCAATGTAACATTCATTGTGCCTTCTCCAATGTTTTTATCTATCTTTTTAATAATCCACTCAACTGCAATATCAGACTTCAGGTACTTCGCTGCGTATTTTACCTTTTCATTCACATCAAGCCACGGGATCATGTGCATACTCAACGTGATGGAATCCGTCAGCCGGCAATTTTTCCATAGCGTGTATTTGCATACAGTCATGGCTGATTCGTCCGATGTATATCCGTCAAACTCACTACCCGAGCACACAAGGTTTCTTCGCCCGATTTTATCAATCGTCAACCGACTATTGTACAAGTCATCAATGCGGTTTGGGTCATTTACGACAACGTACTCAAGGTTGTCACATGCCTCCGCAATCTTGTCTGCCTCAATTTGTTTTGCGGTCGGCATTGCATCCACAAACTTCGTCATAGCATGAGACTGAGACTGACCAATAAAATAGACCCGGCTCTCAATAAGAAGAGCAGGGTCTGATATCTGGATCTCTGTATTCGTTGCTGGATTATACTTCACATACACGGTGTCATAATTTTTCGTGGATGGATTATAGATTTGTTTCGGGTAATAGCGTACCTGTGGATCACGCTGTTCTTTTTCGTATTTGCCTGTAAGTGCGTTGAACTTATATGTGAATGCACCATCAGTTGCCTGATTTAACCAATGCTCACCATATTTTATGACGTAATAACGCCCTTTCCTTAGTAGAGAGGTATCTTCTGGTTCGTCCTCTCCTTTTTCGTTGGTAACAGCCTTAAACAACATCATGGGTCCATACACTGCGCGCGTTGTTTCCCGATACTGTCCTGCCCCAGTCGGATTCGTTTTGATTGTCGTAACAAGGTTCTCAACACAGATTCTTGCATTTATCGCAATATCTTCTGGGCAAATAAACGAAAATCTTGTACCGTCCTGAATACTTGCTTGTTTTAATCTTAACAATAAAATAGACGCGCCGGTATCATTTGGGTTCATGTTGTAGCTCATATTCAATTTATTATCTTTAAGCAGCGTAACAACATCATTCCATTCTTTTGTTCCTTTTTTACAATACACGACCTCGCCAGTACCGTCTGGGTCATTTTTTTCAAGTTTATCCTTACAGAAATAGTCGCTGGAGTTTGATGCACCCCATACCTCTACACAGTTATGGATCTGACCGTAATCGACGCTGGCATCTTCGCTGATAACCATACTCTTAAATGTATCCTCGTCCAGAACAACGGGGTCGTCGTAGCCAGATGGAATTTCTTTGCACACAAAAGTATCGTCGTCAAAATACATCTCGAAAGGAAAGTGGAGGTCTCTCAACTCCGTCAAAATGTTCCAGATGGTCGTGCCAGTATTATATTCTAGGTCGTGCGGAATTCGCCGCACCCAGTAATCTACCATACTCTTTGTCAGTCCTGAAAGTTCAAATGTCTCCTTAATGGAATCGCGAACATAGTGCGGCTTCTTTTTGTCATCTTCGTAATAGTTGACCCCATCCTTAACCACGAGCTTGCGGTCATACATCGGAATGCGCGTTGCGTATCCGGTCAGTGTTCCACCAAGCGTGCCGTCAAGCAAACAGGTCATATCAAGGCAAGAAAGGCTTAGTTTGTTCGTTGTGGCATCATAACTGTATCCATTTTGCTGTATTGCATATACGCCAGCGCCATACCAGTGTACACCATCTGTATCCACAAAGTTCGTGCCAGTTCGTATTTCAGCCTCACCAGAGTATAAAGCGTGATAGAAGTTATATATCTGAGTTAAACCATCTTTCAATTCCCATATCGTTCCTTGAATATCGTGCATTGAATAGCCAACAAATACACTTGTGTCATGGAAATATTTATCAAGCTCTTCTTTGGTACAGCCAGCAATCGCTGCAACATCGGCTGCAGATAATATCCTTCCTGCTGCGATACCACCCTCTACAGCAGCAATCATATTCTTTACACGTATTGTTTTCCCATAAATCGTACAGTCAACACCAAAACTATCAAGTTCAAGTATTTTACTTTGTAAAGTTGAACCATCTCTTTGAACTGCATCACAAGCTGCATTGAAAATCACTTCAATATAAGACCTGATATCTGCATTCAGCAGCGGAATAACAACATCTCCTCCGCCTATCAGTAGTGGAGTGTATGCAATCTCATACGTCTTGCCATTTGTTGTATAACCATCTGAAGATGCAACAACGGTCGAATATGTTCCAACATCTCCTTGCTCTTTCACAAAAGATGCATATTTCTCTTTATTTTCATCTGTCCAAATAATACGCTTACGGTTTATATTTTCGATATTGCCATACTGTTCATAACCGCCAACCTTATATCTCCACTTTGCTTGCCTTAACTCTGTGTCCTTTTCTTTGTATATCGCACTATTTTTGATTTTTGCATCGATCTCTTCTTCTGGTATTCTTACCGCGTCCGCCCCAACAAGCGGCATACTTGTTGGAGCTTTCATACCAATCTGTAAGCGCAGCATCTTGCTCGTCCACTCCTCTGTGGAGAACTGAGAAATAGAGAATCCACTCTTCGGGAAGATATCAAGATTAAAAGTGCGCCGTGTATCTGAGTCTGCGTCAATCGAGTTAGAACCACTTAACGCAAGTCCTTCGATCGTATCAATAATCTGGTAGTCTTTATTCAGCAGTTCAATACGACAATATAATCTTTTTGACCGGCTTTTCAGTAAGGCCAGATCTTCTTCTGTAGGTAAGTAAGTCATGGCCCACCTCCTTAAATCAAACCAGCGTTCTTCATGTCATCGCTGCTATTCAAATCGCCAGTCTCTACAAAATCAAATGAGATTTCTACCTTATCCGGATGCTCATCATCTGAGTAAGAAACATTTCCATTCACATTCATCAGCCATGCGCGGCCATCGTACATCTTCAATGCTTTTGGCTTTTTGTTCGTTAGCCAATTGATAAAAGTCTCCCGATAGTCAATAGACCCATCAAAATCAAACTCATCATTGTTGCGATCCCACTTGATAATAACACCAGAGAAGTTGCCGCTATAATAATTTGCCTCACTACCATAGAATACGATGGGATACTTGCTTCCCAATGTCGTCTCCACAGACGCTTCTTGATTGCGCGTAATATTCGTGACAGCTGGCTCAAGACCAACATAATATGATATGTCTTTATCCATTAGCCATGCTCCGTCAAAATCGCTTACGGCACTTGTAGATGTGTACACTTGTTCAATTTCATCCACAACAGGAACTGCCATATACTGATACTTCGTTTTTCTGCCACGTGCGAATTTGTCATAGCATACAATCAAAATAGGTTCAACGGAACTTATGATCTTCTTTTCATAAATCGTAATCCAGTCGTATTTGCCAAACTCTCTACGTTTTACGCGAATAGAATCAAAATTATTAGGCTCGTCCGCGCTTTTCGTAACGGTAAGCTTGATTCTACCTTCTCTTTTTTCATTCTCTGCCACAATTTTAAGTTTCTGCAGTTGTCCGTCATACTCAATTCTGAATGCGCAAAAATCCGTGTCCAGAACATATCCATTCACAGTTTCTCCAACCGCTCGCACATAATACACCTTATTATTATCAAGGCTTTCTACGTTGAACGCATGTGAAATAGATCCGTGGTATATCTCCTCATGTAGCAAAGTCTTGTCTGAATCATAAAGCTGATATTTATAAAGATTCAGTGTCTCGCCCTCTTCTTCGATGTTTTTATACTCGACATTAAAAGAAAAAGCAGGGAAGGGAATTGTCTTTTCAGCGCGCGCTTCCACATCAACAAACTTTAACACCGGTTTTTCATGGCAATAAAAAAGAACGGCATCGCTTAAATCACTTGTCTTGCCGTTCTGATTTGTTACTGCAATTTTAAGATAGTAGGGGAGTAGTCTGTTGCGTACAAGGTTCGCTGGCAGCATAAACATACGTACAGAAGATGAACCACTGGTTTTTACTGTCTGGTCAACAATACTATTGCCGGAGGCGTTGTCGTAGATAATATACTCCACTTCATTGATCGTGTCATCGTAACATGTGTACCGCACGATATTTTCCTGCGTAGCGTCTATTACGGAAAATTTTGAAATTATCGGTTTCGCCAATTTAACACCTCCTTATTTTACGCCATATATCTCACATGGAATAATCAAATCGTTGTTTGTTGTAATGGCCGTCTCACCAGAGTTTTGTGCGTCAAAGAATGTAATTTCAGTGCAATATTTATTATTCTTTTCATATGCTTTTACATAGAACGGACGGAAAGCGCTTTTTATATTTGTGTCAGAATTGTATGATACACTTGGAGTAGAATTGTCGCCAGCGCTCAAATCATAAATCATACACAGCTTCGGCGTATTCATAGTGACGCAGTGATATTCTGCACCACTCCATTCACCTGCGACTGGTTTCGACACAATAACAGAAACTTTGCTCAAATATTCGAGCACCCGTTTTGTTGCGGCACTCTCTGGATCAATCTCAACAACTTCTCTCTCTTTGTAGCCACGGAAGATAAAAATATATCCTGAATAATCGCTGTCCGCTTCAAAAGTCAACTTGTTCTCTTCGCCAACGGCAGAGTATGCATCTTTTGAATCGTTCTTCCATAGTAGCTGGAAAATCTGTCCAGCCTTCAACTTGTCCACAGTAATAGTATCAGTGGTGATTTTATCCCCAGAAACTTGCGTAAGGCTGTTGTTTACAGAAGTGGAATCAAGCGCCACTTTACCGTTTTTGTCAATGGATATAGCACCAGTCAAGTTAAGCTTTGTCGCCTTGATTTTTACAGTATTTGTACTCTGGTTTATCAAAGTAGCAATGTTTTTTCCGGTATAATCCGTCTTAGCCACCTTTGAATCAATACTTTCAGTTGCTGTTTTAATGTGCTCTTCAAGTTTTTTATTTGCATTTAATTCTGCAGCATCCGCATACTTTTGAGCTTCAGTTTTTGTGGCACACAGTATGATGGCATTCTCATTTTTTGAAATTCTAGATTCTGCAAGCGAAATTTTTGTATTTAGTCCGCTCATGTCCTCATTGTATTTTTTAGTGGTTACGCGGGCTTCAATCTGCTGCTTTGTACTCTCCAAATCAGAATTATATTCCGTTTTAAAGCTTACAAGGTCACCATCTATTTTGCCAGCGGCATCCAGTGCCTCGTTTGCTTTTGTATCATCCGTGTATTTTAGCGCCACAGCCCAGTCAGTCCGACTAAAGCTTTCAGTTATAGGACGCGCTGTCTGACATACAAGAACTTTATTATCACCAGAACTACTTGCCCAGACATCACCACGGTTATATGGGGTTGAAGGCTTTGTGAAAAAAACACGTCTTGATCCATTTGCTGTATCGGTTTCAAGGCTTGCAGCTCTCAAAACTTTCAATAAATTCTTATCACTAAGAGTCTCCCATATAAAAGTGTCCGTCCACCTATACGCATCATCAGCCTTCATGTCATAATAAAGGTCGCCAATGTGCACTCTCTTTGCATCCTCCGTTACCCAATTTACTGTCGGAGCCGTATCAGTAGATGGTACACCACTGTAGAACCATAAGCTGAGTTGTCCGTCTGCCTGATCTTTTAGCGTTAAAAATTCACTGACATCCGTGTATTTGACAATAGTGTCAGCAAAATCTGTATCAATAATGGACAGCTGACTGCCAACCACGTTGACTTTGCTGTCCACTGTTTTCATTGTACCAATATTATCGGGGGAACATACTAGTCGCTTCATATCACCCTGCAATGCAGTCACAACCACACTCTGTCCAACCGTATAAATCTGGTCAGAGGTAATGTTATACTGGCTTCCAAACACGGATATTGTGTATGTATTCCCACTCACCGCAGTTACCACGCCAGTCTGCGATTTGTCAAATTTTGCGTCATTGAGTTTCTTTTCAATCGTGTCTACGATGACTTTACTCAACACGTCGATTGCATCTTGACTATTTTGTGACATCTCGTCCCTCCTTTATAAATGTATACTCGATCTCAACCTACCCAACCCACCCTGAGCCAAGTATACTTCGTATTTATTTTTGCTTATTGTACTGTTTAACGTCTATTCAGTTCCTGTACAACCTTGTTCGGCAGACGATTTACCAACTCACGAGCCAGTGCATCGCTATCACCAACGGGATTGTTCACATTCACATCACCAATAGACAGGGAAATACCACCAGCGTCGCGGCTTTGCACCATAGAAGCAGAACTATGTTTTGCCAATTGATCGCTGAACCACTTGTCTGGATTGCCGCCCATTTCAAACAGGCGAGAGGTAATATCAGCAGGAACAACACCATCGCCAGTCTCAAGATATGTATAACGTCCAGAAGCTGGCTTACGAACAATAAGTTCTGAACCTCTTTCGTCAACGTTTGCAAAATGATTCGTTTTAGAAGATTTAAGACCATTCGCGTGACCACCCAAAAAGAAACCAGCAAAACCTCCCAAAAGAGTACCAATCAATGCTCCTACAGGTCCACCTATTGCCATACCCGCAGCTGCGCCCAGACCAGCACCAGTAAGAGTTGTAGCAGCCGTTTTGACTGTTTTATCTTCATTGGCGGTTGCGTCATTCTTTTTGTCTGTTTCGTCAGTTGCTTTATTCTCTTCTTTAGATACGATCTGTGTAGCGTTAATTGTGAGATTTGTTGCGCTCTTTTGTGTGTTTTCGGCAGTTTCAGAACTACTATTCGCAGTGTCTTTTGTATTCTCGGCAGTTTCTTTACTCTTGCCGAAAATATCCTTACACAGATTTACGATTCCACCAATCGGACTGATGTCCCAGAAGAACGATGCAACAGACTTTATTGCCTTTTTACCAAAACCGTCTTCTTTGTTAGACCAGATTTCTTTTTGATGCTTTATACCCTTTACACCGCTATAAATACCAAGACCAGCCGCTGCAGCAAGACCACCAACAACAGGGATTGCAGAAGCGCCAGCAGTACCTATAGCACTAACAGCGCCTTTGATAAGTCCGCCAGCACCAGTGACTAGTTTTCCTGCGCCTTTAATAAGAGTGGAACCAATCTTGCTCTTACTAACAGCATTACCGACAGCTTTGAATCCATCCACAACCGTGGAAACAATACCGCTTCCTTCGCCTGAACCGTTAAATAGGCTCTGAGCGCCAGCTTTGATTTTCTTCCAGATGCCACTAAATGTTTCAACAAGTCCGTTTCCTGAAGTCTGAACTTTACTCCTTAAGACGTTGAAGAAATTCTCGACTACATTAGCGGACTCACCAGTCGCTTCTTCGCCACCCTTATTGAAGAATCCTTTTATTGTATTCCACAGACCTTTTGTGCCGAGATCTTTGTACTCACCAGTCTTAATCGCAGAATACAGGTTATTCACCTTTGTAAGTGTATTGATAAGCGACTCGAGGTTTGTAATCAGATTCTGGATGCCGGTGATCGCGCTGCCGGTATTCAAACTTGCAATGATCTTATTGTGGTAGCTGTCCAGTGATCCCTCCATCTGCGTGAGAGTCATCTTCTGGATCTGCGCGGTGTACTCAAGTTCTTTTTGGTAATCCACCCAGCTCTTGCCGATATCATCCATTACCTCAGACAACTTGTCCTTGAACTCATTGTACTTCTTAATCTGGTCGTCAATAGCCTTTTCGGCATCCTTCTTATTCCACTCGCGCTGCTTATCCGCAAGGTCTTCGCGTGCAGTACGCACATCTTCGGCGTTCGCCTGCCACTCGTAGCCATTCTCAGTATACACACGGGTCGTGCGCTGTTGCTGGGCTCTGGCGAGAGCATCTTGTGCCTTGGAAAGCTCAATAGCACGTTCGGTGGCTTCGTTGTTTTCTTCCAGAGCTTCCTTCTGCTTATTCAGGGCTTTAATCCGCTTGTCGATGACTTTGCCCATAGCATCGCCCCAAATCTTGAGGTCGTTGTTGGATTTGTCATTTAAAGTGGAGAGAAGGGAAAGGAAAGAAGAAAGGATGGCTTTTGCGTCGGATAGAGCGGACTTGAATTCCTCGATTACCTTTTCGACGCCATCCCAGTGCTTTTTCAGTTTTGTTGTAACCTGTGCGTCGGTCTCTTGAACTTCGAGAAGAGCCTTTTCCAAAGCGTCATCAAGTTCCTTTTGAACCTCGGCTTTTTGCTGGAGAGCTTCGTCTTCCGATAGATCCTTGTTAGAATCAATGGCAGACATTTTCTTTGTATATTGTGCCAAGACTTTCTGATACGTTGCAGTCTTCTTTGCAAGCTCCACATATTCATCATGGGTTGGCTCACGCACATCGTCAATCATTGCCTGAACTTGAATACCAATCGGACTACCTTCAAACTCTTTTGCAAACGCACTCAGTTTATCAACATAGCTTTGGCGAAGTGCCTTTACGTCAATTTTAGCGTTTCCATCCTCATCATAAGTAAGTAGGTTAGAGAATTCTTCAGGAAGTTCCTGCAGCTTCTGCATGGTATCCTGTGTCAGTTGGCCGGTAGTATTCCACTCGTCCATCGCATCTTTTAGCGTGCTCCAATTGGTCTGGTATTTGTCCAACTCGGTATTTACACGCTCAAGATCAGTTCCAAGACCAACAAGATAATCACTAACAGAAATTTTGCCGCTTTCAATATTTGCCTTATCAGAACTTAACGAGTTTGCAAGCGCAGTAGCTGCCGCACCACCGGTTTCGTTTGCAGCTTTTATGCGCTTATCCAATTCATCAAGAGTCGCTTTCTTAAACGCCTCGGTGTTAAGATTGATGTTTCCGTTTTTATCGACGAGATTATCCATCAAATCCTTGTTATCACCAAAGAATTTGCTCAGTTGCAAAATAGACTCTATCTTGCTTTCTGTTGCATCAAGATCGCCAACACCGAACTGACTATTCTTGATCTTTTGTTGAATATCATACAGCCCAGAAAATGCGGATTTTATAGCGTCCGTCTTTTCCTTGGCTTCGTCCATCGCGGTGCCGTAGCCCTTGATGGCATCAGTCAACTGCT